AGATAGTAACAATGCTGATACAATTACTATAACAATAACTGGAACGACAAATGTTGGTGGTTCTTCATCATCTTCTACAGTTCCTATATTTAAAGATAAGGCTATATCAGCAAAAGCTACAGTTGAATTATTGACACAACCATTAGTGTTACAAGACTCTGAGGTATTAAAAGCAACAGCAGCTACAGCTAATCGTTTACATTTGGTTGTAAGTTATTTAGAAATAAGTTAGGATAAGAGCATGGGTTTAGGTGACGTATTAAAAAAGGTTGTTTTACCAGTAGCTGCTGGAGCTTTTTTAGGTCCTGCTGCGACAGGTATTCTTAAAGGAGTAGGTCTAGGTAAACTTGCCGCTAATCCTTTTATTGCTAATGCTTTAGCCAGTGGTTTAGGTAGTATGGTTGCAGGAGGAGATACTAAAGATGCTTTACGATCTGCACTATTAGGAGGTGTGGGCGGCACTTTTGCACAAAGAAAATTTCCAAAATTAACAGGTCAAACGACACAACAATCAGTAAATGCAGCAAGTCAAATTGATCCAAGTGGTACAACAACTATGACAAAAAGAGGAATAGATGCTGCAAAGAAATTTGAACCAGCAACCATGTCAGGACAATTAGCACAACAATTAGGATTTGAAGATAGTTTAATCGGTAATTTGTTAAACACGAAATTAGGTGAGGGTCTTGCTGCAGGATTGTTAACACAGTTGTTTTCTAGTGATGATGATGAGGATTCACGTACTGCTTTTGAACGTAGACCTTTTGGATTCGGTGGCCCTGGCGGACAAATTGGTGGTATTAAATATATGCAAGAGGGCGGAGATACGAAAGAACAACGTATGCCTAGAGAGCCACGAAGACCTTCTGGCATATTAGAATTTTTAGAATCAGATAAACCAATTTTTTCACCGTTTGGATTTGGTGCTGACTTTGATACAAAACTTGAAATTCTTAAAAAATTAGGATTTATCAAAACTGCACAACAAGGTGGTGAAATGGATTTTCCTAGACGTGATGGCGGTATAGACCCATCAGAGGGATCAGGAACAAAAGATGATGTGCCAGCTATGTTAACTGCTGGTGAATTTGTTTTAACAAAAGATGCTGTTAAAGGTTTAGGTAACGGCAATCAAAGACTTGGCATACAAAGAGCATATGATATGATGGGTCAATTAGAGAGGATGGCATAATGTCAGTTCAAACAGTTGAACAAGTAAAACGCTTACCACCTTATCTTGAAGGTTTACAAAAACGTCTATTGCAAAGTCTATATGGAACTTTTGATGGAGACACTCAAACAACACCAGGTTTAATAGATCAACCATTAAATTTACCAGATTTTCAAGTAGCTGGATTAGACCCATTACAGCAGATGGCTTTTGCATATGCTCCACAAATGTTCGGGTCTTTTGCACCATTCATGCAAAGTGGTTTAGGTCAAATTGGTGCTGGAGCTGGTGCTTTAGGTCAAGGACAATCAACATTAGGTCAAGCATTATCACCTATAGGTGCGGCAGGAACTGCTATATCCAAGGGTATAGGCGAGTTAGCTGATCCAACAGCAGGTATGCAAAAGTTTTTTGATCCTTATGAAGATGCAGTTGTTAGACAAGCAGAAAAAGATATTGACAGAGATTATGATACTCGTAGAAAAAAATTAATAAGTGGTTTTCGTGGTCAAGGTCAAGGAAGAGGTGGTAGTGGTCGTAGTGCTGTATTAGAAGCAGAACTAGCTAGAAACAGAGCAGATCAAAAAGCAAGAACAACAAGTGGTTTAAGATCAAGTGGTTTTCAACAGGCCATGAAAAACTTTCTTGGTTCTACAGAGTTGATGGGCGGTCTTGGTAGTAGATTAGGAGAGGTAGGTAGCCGTTTTGGAGATATTGGTGGAAAATTTGGCGTTTTGGGTGATGTTTATAATCGTCTCGCTGGTACTACTGGAGATTTAGGACGACTCACATCAGAGTTAGGTCGTGCTGATTTAACAAATTTAGTTAATTTAGGAGGAATAGGCAGAGCTTTCCAACAAGAAGGACTTGATGCTAATAGACAAAATATTTTACAGGGTATTATGGAGCCTTACACAAGGTTACAATTAGGATCACAATTCTTATCAGGTATGCCTAGTGCTTCAATACCATCAATATTTAAATCTGTTACAACACCAGAGCCTAACCCATTTATGTCTGGCGTTGGTGCTTACACAGCCCTACAAAATGCAGGAGTAAGTGCATAATGGTTGTTCCTTATGATCCAAAAAATTTAGCAGGTTCTTTTACACCAAGTTTAGGCATTAATAAAAAAGGTATCCAAAGTGGTTTAAATTTTATTTTTCCAAAAGCAAATTTTAATTTTGCAGGAGAAGATACTGAAGAAAATAATCAAGAAATTATTGATGATAATGAAACAATTAAAATCAACCCACCTATACCAGGTAAAAGTTTAATATCAGATGAAATACAAAAACAATTAAACTTGCTTTTAATGAATCAAAATCAAAATATTGTGGATGATAATGTTCAAGTTAATGATGGTGAAGAAGAAGTAGAGACAGATGAAGAAGTAGAAACAGATATAAATATAAGATCACCTATTTCAAAAGAACAATTAAAATTTGATCAAGAAGAAGCAGGAGGTGTTAAAACTGAACCTGCAACTGGAGTTGATAAATTTAACAAAGCTGCTGATGATATGTTTTCTAGTGCTTTAAATTCTTATCAAGATGTTTTTAAAGACAAAACACCTACAGTAGGAAAAATAGAAGATTATAAAGAGGAATTTTATAAAGCAACGGGTCTTGATCCATCAGGTAAACCAGATTTAAGAACCGCTGCTACTGCTTTTGGATTAGCTTTAATGCAAAACAAAGCAGGTAAAGATTTTAATATCGGAAGAATAATGGCTGAAATTGGAAAAGCTGGTGAAAAAGCTCTTCCACTAGCAGAAAAAGCAAGACAACAGGCAAAAGCAGAAGAAATTGCTGCTGGTCGTTACGCTTTGGGTGAGGTAGCTAAAGACAAAGCTGCAAGAGATGCTGCTATACAAAATCAAATTAACGCAGAGTTAGAACTGAAAAAAGAAATGCGTAAATTGATGGGAGATAAGTATTTAAAAGAATTAGATTATTTCTTTAAACAAAGAATTGAATTAATTAAAAATCAAGGGTTAGTTGATGCTGAAGCAGCAAAAGCAAAAAATGCTGGTTTGGATTTAATTTTGCCAACAATTAAAAAACCAATAGACGGTATTGATTCAATTCAAATAAGTTATGCAAATAAGAAAAAAGATGGTCAAAGTGTTTTTGTAAGACCAAGTATAGATGTCATGAATGTAGCAAAAGGATATACAGATACTTTAGAAGCACAACAAAGTTTAACAGAAGTAGTGGGCTTATTAAGAGAACTTGCTCAAAACAGCACTGCTAGTTCACAAGTTCTAACATTTTTTGATCAAAAAATAGTTAGTTTATTTGGAGAAAATTATTCTTTCTATCAAGATGAAGAGGGTAAAGTTAACAGACCACTTGATACAATTGAAAAAATTAAAGACAGAATAATTGCACAATATAAAAGATTTTTAACTCAAGAAACAGGTAATGGTATTTCTAATCAAGACGTTGAGAGAATTGCAAAAGCACTTGGCGATTTAAATTTTCTTGGTGATCCTACAAAAATTGCAGATAAAGTTGAAGAAACAATGAAAATATTTGAATCAAGAAGAAGTATTCTTGGTTTACAATTAGAACAATTTCAAGATCGTGATATGTATTTAAATGAAAAAGAATACGAAAAGACTCAAAACCAAATAGACAGACAATTAATCGCAAGTATCTCAGAGGGCGGTGGAAGCATTGGCAAAAATATAAGTTTTAAACCGATTGCTGAAAGCCCTGATGGTGTTCCTCTTTTTAATGTGATCAAATAATATGGGTAAAATACGCATTGAACTTCCAGATTTAACTTTTGATGCACAAATAGCTGGGGATACACCTACTATTGCAGAAAAATTAAGAATTGTTGAATTAATAGGACAACTTCGTTCACAAAAAGCAGACCGAACAAAAGCTCTAAAACGCGAACAAAGTGAAAATATAGATACAAGATCAGGTATAAGAAATGCAAAGTTACGTTTTGATTTAGGTTTTGCAGAAAACCAAGCAGAAGAAGAGCAAAGACTTAAACAAAATTTTAATTTGCTTGAAGAAGACTATTTTCGTGATGATAGAGGTCGTTTAGGTTTAAATGTATCTGGTGCAAAAAAAATTGGCGTTGACATAGAAAAACCTACATTAATAGATGAAGTTGGTTTTAGTAAGTATGACTTTGCAGATTTAAGTGGTATTACACCAGAGTTAGGTGGCGGAATAGCTGGTGCTGTTGCAGGCGGAACAAAAGGTGCTGCAATAGGAACTGCTCTTTTTCCTGGTGTAGGCACAGCAGTTGGTGGACTTTTTGGTAGTGCTATAGGTGCTGGACTTGGTGCTGGTGGTGGTAAAGCAGCAGAAGAACTTGTTGAAACAGCTCGTGGTTTGCAAAAACAACCTTTCAGTGAGGTCGCTACTGATGTCGGAAAAGAAGCTGCAATAACATTTGGTATAGATTTAACATTAGGTTTACCTTTTTTAGCTTACAGAGGTATAGCAAAAGCATTTGGTGGTGGTAAAAAACCAACAGAAGCCGAACTTGAAACAATAGGCAGTGGATTAGAAAGCACAATTACAAAAAAAGGTGGTAAAGTTGATTTTTCTGTTAAACCAAAAACGGATGCACAAGGTGTACAATTAAGAGATAAAGATGGAAAGTTAATATTTGAAAAAGATGTTGAAGTAGTAGACACAGCTTTAAAACCAACTTTAGGCACAGTGGGTGCTCCATCATTGTTAGGTCGTGCGGCTGGCATAGCAGAGAAAATATTTGGTACCTCAAAACGATTACAAGCAAATGATGCTGCTATTAGAGCAAGATTAGATGCTTATAAACAAATTGTAGGAGAAGGTGCTTCTGCTGAAGACATAGGACAAATGATTGTTGAAGCCAGTGATGAAACATTTAAAAAAATATTGGGTTCACAAAAAAAAGCACAAGATGTTGTTTTAAATCAACTTGATGATTTATTAAAAGATATGGGTGCTGCAACATCTAAAAATGCTAATTTAAGTGAAGAAGCATTAGACTTTTTACAAACTGCGTACATACAAGCAAGCAAGAATGTAAAAGATAGTGCAGATGAAATTGCTGCAATATTAAATCAAACTCCTTTTCAAAATGCAGTCATTCCTACAACTAGCATACGGGATATGGCAAATGACATAATAAAAGCTAAACGTAAAACTCCCGCAAATGCAGACTTTTTAGCTATAGCAAAAGTGCTCCGAGAATATGGTAAAAAAGGAAGATTATCATTTAATGAATTATTAGATTTAAGACGTGATATAAATGTTCTTAAACAAATGAATCACAATGTAATCGAAGAGGGTGCAGAAGAAGGAGCAAGAAAAGCTATTACACAAGCTGCTTATAATCACATAGATAACGTGGTTGCTAAAATTGATGAATTAATGACACCAAATAATGTTGAAGATTTAATTAGAAATTTTGACGTTACAGAAGGTGGACAAAGGATTGGAACAGGTGTTTTAAAACCAGGCACTGTTCAAAACCTTAATGATAAATTAGTTGTTCATAGAGATTTAGTTCGAAACACGAATAGAATATTTACACAAATGGAATCTGCTGCTGCATTAAAGAATTTTAGAACAAGCGGTATAACTGGCAGTGATGTAAACGCTGATTATTTAATTAATAATTTAGTAAAAGAAGGTCAACCATCCAGATTAAGAAAAGCTATAGATGCAGTGGCAGAGGGAGATATAAGCGGTTTTGGTAATGCCGAACAATTTAGAGAGCTACTGGCTGGTCAATGGTTGCGAAACGCTATGACAGAAGCGAACATAGGTTCTAATGCTGCAGGTAAGTTTAATGGATTATTATTTCAAAAGAAAATAGAGAGATTGGGTAAAACAGCAGATGTGTTGTTCGGTAATAATACAGCAAAAATAAAAGAATTAAGTGATAAAATTGCTAAAACAAATTTTAATGATCTTACATCAGAGAGCATAAAAGATATTTGGCAACAAGAAAAAGGTATTATTAGAACTCTTAATGATGTTTTAACTGCTGCAAATGAAGAAGCTGGATTAAGATCGTTAAATTTATTTCAAAAAATACGAACAAATCAAATAGGTGATTTAGAAGCAGCTAAAAACTTTTTATTAGATACAACCAAAACATCTGAAGTAAAAAGAATTGTTCAAAATGTATCACCACAACAAAGAGAGAAAATTAAAGGATTTTACTTAAAACAATTAGTTGGAGATTTTGGAACTACGCAAACAACTGATGCTGCTATGGTTAAAAAATTTGCTTCTTCTTTAATAGATCAAGGTCAAGCTGGTAAATTAGCTGTTTTGTTTGGTGATGACATGGCTAAAGATATGTTAGCTTTCGGTAAACAATTAGACTTATTGGCAAGAAAAAATGAGGGTGGTGATTTGATTGCTGCAAATATAGCTGCTAGTCCTATACAAAACATTGGTTCAATTTTAAGATTTGCTGCTATTGGTCAAGTTCTTGGTATGCGTAGATTTTACAAAGATGTTTTTGATGATTATGTTAAATTACAAGTTGCAAATAAAAAAGCTAAAGTTCCAGAAGCTGCTTTATTTGGTAAAGCAATATCAAATGCAATTGCAGCTATTATACCTACATTTAAACAAACACCTCAACAAGTTATAAGAGATGTTGGTCGTGGAGCTAGAGAACAAATACAAAGTTATCAAGAAAGTCGAGAACAAGATGCACAACCAGATGATCAGTTGTCACAAATTCAAAAAAATATGCCAGCTCCGAACATAGATTCGGATATAGCCCAGGTAAATGTGACGCAGCCTAATAATAGAGCTTCAATTATATTAAATCCAAATCCACAAACTAGATTTTTAGCAGAACAAGGATTAGTCTAATGGACTTAGAAAAATTAAAAGAACAACTCATCATTGATGAGGGGGTCAAATATGAAACATACCTCGATCATCTTTCCCTAAAGACGTGTGGCATAGGTCATTTGTGTCGTGAAGATGACCCAGAATATGATTTACCTTTAGGTACAAAAATATCTGAAGAAAGAGTAACGGAACTTTTCGAACAAGACATACAAAGTGTTATACAGGACTGTAAAAAAGTTTATGATGATTGGGATAAATTACCAGAAGAAGTAAAACAAATCATAGCAAACATGATGTTTAATCTAGGTAGACCAAGATACAGTAAGTTTCGCAAACATATTCAAGCTGTCATGGATGGCAAGTGGCAAGAAAGTGCAAATCAGATGCGTGATTCGAGGTGGCATAAACAGGTGCCAAATCGGGCTGAGCGTTTATGTAAGCGTATGGAAGAAGTTAGTCTTTAACTTTACTTTTCAACATTAATAATATTTCAGTAGCTAATTTAAGAGCTTGATGTGTCGTTATCTCATGTTGCTGAAAGTCATGTTTAAATTCTTTGTTACGTTCTAGTATATTAATTTTTATTGGAGTATTTTCTGCTTCTTGTGTCGCATATACATATACTTCTTTTTTCATTGCATTTGCTTCGCAGAACCAATACCCATATCTTTGATCTCACTACCATATCTTGATTCATATTCTTTTTTTACAAGATTTGTAATTTGTTGTCCGACTTTTCTATCTTCGTCTACAGCTATCTTTTTAAGTTGTTTATATGTCTTTATATCAACGCTAACACTTTTCCACTTTTCATTTGAAGCCATATACTTTATCCTTTCTTTATGATTAAAAGTAATATACACTATCCCATACGATATGGGAAGTATAATAAGTATAACGCTAAAAAAACAGAGTTTATGGGATTTAAGTTTGATTCCAAATGGGAAGCAGAGCGTTATGGTCAACTTGTATCTATGCAAATGGCAGGTGTTGTTGAAGATTTAGAACGACAAGTAAAGTTCGATATAATTATAAATGATGTTAAAATTTGTAGATATGTTGCTGACTTTGTTTATACATTAGTTCATGAAGATGGAAAAAAAGAAAAAATTGTTGAGGATGCAAAAGGTGTGCAAACCACTGATTTTAAAATAAAAATGAAGCTAATGAAAGCCGTTAATAATATAGAAATCAAAATTTCTAAAAAAAAGTAGTTGACATTTTTGTGGGAAATTCCCATGTTATAAGTTCCTAACAATTATATGAGGTGTACTATGTCAAAGGTAGAATACATTGAAAAGTTTAATCTTGCTGAAACACAAGCACGATTAAATGACAATCTTAAAAAGGCTCAAAAAGATTTACAAGACTTTAATAAGTATCTTGAAGAGCGTTACACACAACAGGCACAACAAGTTCTAAATGATAGCGGTAAAGACTTTGGTACTGCTAATCTTTTAGAGGGTAATACGCAGGTCAAAGTAGAGTTGCGTAAAAAGGTAGCTTGGGATCAAGAGGGCTTGATAAAGTATCTTAATACTTTAAAAGCAGAAGATGCAGATCACTTATCTAAGGTATCTGTTACCGTGCCTGAGTCAAAATATTCTAATGCTTTACCTGCTATTCAGCATGAACTTAAAAAGTTCCGTACTGTTTCGTTGCAGGGTGTAAAAGTAACATTTGAGGGAGAAGAATAATGTTAAAAATAATATCAGCCGACGAAAGAATGGCAGAAGAAAGAGGTCATAAAATCGTTATTGGTGGACCAAGTGGTGTCGGTAAGACTAGCTTGGTTCGCACAATGGACTCAGAAAAAACTTTGTTTATGGATTTAGAAGCAGGAGATGCCGCAATACAAGGGTGGCCTATAGATGTTATCCGCCCTAGAACATGGCAAGAATGTCGTGATTTTGCTTGTTATATTGGTGGTAGCAATCCTGCTTTGAATGATGATCAAGTCTATTCTAAAGCACACTATGAGCAACTCTGCAAAGAAAAGGGCAACCCGCAAGAATGGTTGGCAAAATATGACAGTATATTTATTGATAGTATTACTGTAGCAGGTAGGTTGTGTTTTCAATGGTGTCAAAGTCAACCCGATTGCAAAACTTCTAATGGCAGGCTCGATACTCGAGCCGCCTACGGTATGCAGGGTCGTGAAATGATGGCTTGGCTTACGCATTTGCAACATATTAGAGATAAGAATGTTGTATTTGTTGGTATATTAGATAGTCGCACAGACGACTACGGTAGACCAATACATGATTTACAAATAGAAGGCTCTAAGACGGGTCGTGAACTACCAGGGATTGTGGACGAAGTTATTACTATGGCAATAATGCCAGGTGATGAAAACACTCCGCCATACCGTGCGTTTGTATGTCATACTCTAAACGAATGGAATTATCCTGCAAAGGATAGATCGGGTTGTTTAGATTTGTTAGAACCACCTCACTTAGGTAATCTGTTAAAAAAGATGTCAGGTAACACTAAGGCAGAGGATCGTTTGTTAACTTTTAGTTTATTAAATAAAAATAATGGAGAGGTAAATGCTTAATTTTAATGACGTAGAACCCGATAAGGGATTAGAACCACTAGAACTTATACCTGCGAATACTGTTGCAAGGGTAACTCTAAAGATTGAAGAGGGTCAGATTGAGATACCCGAGTTTGGTCAAGGTAATTTTTTTCGTGCAAGTGCTACAACAAAAGCAAAATGGTTGCCTATTGAGTTTACTATTACAAGCGGTAAACACAAAGGACGTAAGTTATGGCACAAATTGTTTGTTGATGGCGATAAGATTGCCGAGGGTGGTATGCCACAAGCTAAACAGATTGGCTTGCGTACTATGCGTTCTATTTTAGAAAGTGCCCGTCAAATCCGTACTGATGATATGTCGCCTGAAGCAAATGCTAAGAGACAAATAAATTCTATCGAAGATTTAAACGGTATGAATTTATGTATTAGAATTGGTATAGAAAAAGGCACTAATGGTTACGGTGATAAGAACTCATTGATTGCACCTTTAACACCTGGTCAAACAGATTATATACTTTCTGATTTACCTACTGAGCCACAGGTTCAGCAAGTGCAACAACCAACTTCTAATCCAACACCCGATTGGGCTAAACAATAAGTTTCTAAGATTTCTAGCGTCAACACCTTGTAGTGCGTTAGGACTATGTTTGGGGAGTACATAGGACGCAAAACTCCCCGCCACAATCGGGAGGATTAAATGATTGAATCAATTATGTGTCTAGCCATGGCGATTTACTTTGAAGCAAGAGGTGAGCCTATGGTGGGGCAAGTGGCGGTTGCTCAAGTTGTCGTAAATAGAGTCGGGGATTATAGATATCCCGATAATGTTTGTGATGTCGTTAAGCAAGGCTATTACTATTCTTGGAATCAAAACATTCCTATTAGAGATAAATGTCAATTTAGCTTTTGGTGCGACGGTAAACCCGAAACTATAAATGATATGATGGCATGGGGTTTTGCTATTGATATAGCTGAAGCCACAATGAAAGGCTATCTGTATGATACAACAAGCGGTGCCACTCATTATCATGCGTATTATGTACAACCAAGTTGGTCATATCAGTTTACAAGGACTGTTCGTATTAACGACCATATATTTTATAGAAGAGAGATGGAATGATACTTAGACCATATCAAGATGTGGCAGTAAACTCTGCTATTAAATCATTGAACAAACATAAAAATACAATAGTTGTTGCACCAACGGGTGCAGGTAAAACTATTATGCTATCGTCTTTGATAGGTAAGATGCACAAGGAGAACAATAAAGTATTGGTACTACAACACCGTGATGAACTTGTTAATCAAAATATGGACAAGTTTAAAAAGATAAATCCTAATATATCAACAAGTATTTTAAATGCTGATGAGAAAGATTGGTCAGGTGATGTAGTGTTTGCTATGGTACAAACGCTATCAAGGCCGAACAATTTATCGAGTATGCAGCGGGTTAATCTAATTATTATTGATGAGAGTCATCATACTATAGCAAATTCTTGGTTAAATATAATAAAAGAATCAAAAGAAATTAATCCAAATGTTAGGATAGCAGGGTTCACGGCTACTCCTAATCGGGGTGATGGCAAGGGTTTAAAGCAGGTTTTTTCTAATTGTTCACACCAAATAGAGATAGCAACACTTATACGCGAAGGTTTTCTTGTGTCGCCTAAAACATTTGTAATTAATGTCGGAGTACAAAAAGAACTTAGTCAAGTTAGAAAAACGATTGATGAATTTAACATGGACGAAGTAGCTCGTATCATGAACAAAAGACCTATTAACGAACGGGTTGTAAACGAATGGTATGAAAAAGCATCAGACCGTAAAACAGTTGTTTTCTGTTCTACAAAGAACCATGCCAAGGACTTGTGTGATGAGTTTGTAAAACAAGGTGTTCGGGCAGAGGTTCTCACAGGAGACACAAAGAAAGATGTTCGGGTTAATATGCTGCAAAGTTTATCGAATGGTGATTTGCAGGTTGTTATTAATGTAGCGGTGTTAACTGAGGGTTTCGACTCACCACCTGTATCTTGTATTATTTTAACAAGACCTTGTTCGTATAAATCAACTATGGTGCAAATGATTGGGCGTGGATTACGAACCATTGATCCAGGTGAATACCCGAACATAATTAAAACTGACTGTATAGTTTTGGATTTTGGAACATCAATATTAACTCATGGTGAGTTAGATGAAGAAGTTAATTTAGATGACGTTGCATCAAATGATAACGGTCAAGCACCACAAAAGCAATGTCCTGAGTGTAATTCGGTAGTTCCTTTAGGTGTTCGTGAATGTCCTATATGTGGTCATGACTTTGCCAAAGAAGAAGAAAAGAAGCTCAAAGAATTTAATATGACAGAGGTAGAACTTATTGATCGCTCTCCGTTTCGTTGGATTCGGGTTTTTGACACTGATAAATGTTTGATGGCATCAGGATTTAATGGTTTTGCTATGATTGTTAATTTACACGATACTTTTTTTGGGTTTACAAAGCCTAGAAATGGTAGATTAAGAGTAGTTAGTGCAGGAACTAAGAAACAAGCTATTGCATCTGCTGACGACTTTCTGAGAGGGATTGAGAGTAATGGTAACGCTAAAAAGAATAAGCGTTGGTTAAATGAACCAGTAAGTGAAAAACAAAAGAGCATATTGATTAAAAAAGGTTATAGAATTAATCCTTTTGATTTTTCTTGGACAAAATATAAGGCGGCTTGTCTTATATATTACTTGTATAATAAAAAAGAAGTTGATTATCTTATTTATAAGAATCAAAAAGAAATTAAAATAAGAGAAAAGTCAGAAAGAATAAGAAGAGAGAGATTAGAATATTTAAACAGAATTTCAGGAAGAACATAAATGCCACTAATAGAACTTAATATGATACTAGATTGTGAAGAAGAGGTAAAAGAAGTGGGCTTTTACACACCTCTTGAATACCGTGTATTGGATCGTAAACAACTTCTAAACGGGATCAAAAAAGAAATAAATAAAAAAGGTTATTTGTTTGACAGTTGTAATTACGCTAGTGCTATGGCTATACATGAGGGTTATGTTGTTGCTTCATTGACTATGAGCAACAAAAAGAAAAGAAAAAATAAAATAATAACAGATTGGAAAGAAGATTGTCTTACGATTCATTAGTCAAAGCAGGAAAATTGTTCGGTCAAGTAGGTTGGAATAAAAGATTTACAGAGCTGGACGAACAAGATGTATTGTATTTAATTTCAAGTATTCAACAAATGAAGGATATAGCAGATGACGTTAACGAAACTTATTTGGCAGCAATCTGGCTCAAATTCAACGTCGGGGATAAAGCAGCGGAGTTCCCATTCGGAAGAAATAAGCCAGAAAATAAAGAAAAAGATAGATCAAGCGATACTTGATAAACAAAAAGATCAAGAGCCTAGAAAATATTTAGGTGCTTCATCTCTCGGAGACGCTTGTTCACGCAAGATACAGTACAGATACATGGGTAAAAAGGCAGATAAAGATAAAGAGTTCTCTGCAAAGCTCCTGCGTATCTTTCAGTTTGGTCATGTAATTGAAGATATGGCTCATGGTTGGATATACAATGCTGGCTTTGATCTTAAAAGCACTGATAAAAATGGCGAACAATTTGGTTTCTCAATAGCAGATGATCAGATTCGGGGTCATATTGATGGTGTTATATGCGGTGGATCAGATGATTTTAAATATCCCATGTTATGGGAATGTAAATCTGCAAATGACAGGAGCTTCAATGAATTTGTTCGGAAAGGTGTCAGGCAAGTTAATTTAACATATGCATCACAAATTGCATTGTATCAAGCGTACATGGATTTAACAGAAAACCCTGCATTGTTTACAGTAATAAATAAAAACACCTGTGATATATACTATGAGTTTGTTGATTTTGATAAAGAACTTGCTCAAAAAACAAGTGATAAAGCAGTTGAAATATTAAAAGCAGTTCAACATGATGAAATATTACCTCGTGTTGCTATGGACTCTGATTACTTTTTATGTAAAAATTGTGAGTTCAGGAGTACCTGCTGGGATTAAAAAAAAACCCGAACAATTTTGGCGTTGCTCGGGTTAAGGTGTAATGACTATAGGAGTACAATATAATGCGTATCGTTCCTTTTGACAACACAAAATATAGTGTTAATGCAAAAGATTTAGTAAATGAAATATCTAAGAAAGTACCTAATCAGGTGCAGATTGACATTCTTCGGCAGACTTTTCCACACGGTGAAGTAAAGGGTGATTTGTTCACTATCGGGTCTTTACAGGGAGAAGCAGGTAAATCATTAAAAATAGACATAAATCCTAATAGTCCTTTCTTTATGAAAGGTCAGGACTTTAATGGAAGCACTGGTGTCGGGGGTATTGTTAAGATACTTATTGAAGGTCGTGGCATGAATCTACCTGAAATTAAAGAAATGTTCGCAGATTACCTGGGTGAAGAAAGAAACTTTGTTCGGCAGCAGCCTGCTGAGAATCCAGTAAAAGTCCAGATTAACAGGCAAACACCGTATGATTCGGAGTATTTATACAAAAATTCTGAAGGTCAGGTTATATGTGCTGTGCGTAAATACCTTGTTCGGGATAGTTCAGGTAATCCTATACTGGATACGCACGGTAAACCTAAGAAGGAGTTCAGGCAGTTCACTGGCGACCACCCTTATCCTCGTATGCCTGATGTCAGACCATTGTATAATATCCCGAACATTTTAGCTTCTGATACTATTATCTGGGTAGAAGGTGAGAAGTGTGCAGATGCACTCAACAACTTAGGTTATACTGCTACTTGTACTATGGGTGGAGCGGGTATGCTTACAAAGAAGTCAGCGTCACAATATGATTTTTCTCCTTTACAGGGCAAAGAACTCATCTTATGGGCTGATAATGATACAGCAGGTAGGCGTTTGGCTGAGCTTGTACAAGAGCTATCACTCAAGGCTAATGTTAAATCCGTTAAGATGCTTACTCTTCCTCGGGGTAAGCCTGAGAGATGGGACGCAGATGACGCTATAGCTGAAGGGTTTGACATAAATACTTTTCTTAATACTCCGAACAATGTTACCAAACATAACATCAACCTGCTGGACGATAGTATGCTGGTTTCCAGATTCACTGGCGTTGCACCCGAACAAAAATTTATCGTGGACGCAACATTTCCGCTCGGGGTACCCATAATTTTATCCGCAGCGGGTGATGCGGGCAAGGGTATGTTGACGTTAGATTTGGCTATGAAGGTGGCTTCGGGGGCTTCTATGACCAGTTCCTTCGGGGCGAATGTAACAGAGTTCGGGAATGTGGTTATATTTACAGCAGAAGATGATGAAGCAGAGATGCACCGACGAATCCAGCGTTTAGACCCGAACAATGATCGGGCTAATTATTATCATGAACTTCGGGTCGTTGCTCTGCCTAACGCAGGAGGTGTGTTTCCGATACTGCAAAATGTTCACGGGGAGTTCACAACTTCTGCTGAGTTTGAGCGTATATACGAACAAATATTACAAATAAATAACTTAAAGTTAATTATATTTGATCCTTTAGCGTCTTTTGTTCACGCAGATGTGAACTCTGATCCAGCAGCGGGAGCAGCTTTAACGGGGCTAATGTCGAAAATAGGTTCGGAAACTGGAGCTTCAGTGATGATGTGTCACCATATGACCAAGGTTAAAGATGATGCCGTCATATCAACACCAGAACAAGCCAGAAATCTTATTCGGGGTACTTCTGCCCTTGTAGACGGTGTGCGTTGTGCTTTTGCGTTGTGGCAAGTAGATGAGAAGTCTGCAAAACGCCAGTGTAAAGAACTGAACATAGAATATCAGCGTAATCGGTGCTTTGACGGGGCGGTTGTCAAGTCGAACGGGGTTGCAAAAAGACAGGTGCGTAAGTTTGTTCGGGATTTAAACACTGGACTGCTGGTTGATCGGAGTGAAGATATTGAACAACTGAATATGGGAACTAATCGGGATAACAGAAAGACTGCCCTGTACGAGTGGATAGCTCGGTGTGAACGGGAAGGCAGAGCTTTATCGCAACAGGGAGGTGCTGATTCTCTAACGAATCGTATGACTGATGCTGACGCTCCTGAAGCCCTGAACAATTTATCTCAACGGGTATTAGATGGAATTGTTCGGGAACTTATAACCGAGAATCGTATAGACAAGTTTAGCTTTAGCACTGCTGGCGGAAGGAAGTGGCTTGGCACGACGGTTGGGGTGATGAGTCGGGGTGAATATGAAGCAACGACCGCCAGAGATAATATATAAACCCGAACATTTATCCCATGAAGGCTCCAGGCCGAACAAAGTTTCTGCTGCAGTACCTGAAAAAAAACCAGCAGAAAAAACTGCTGGTTAAGTGTGGAGGAAATTTATTTTTTTACAATAAATTATTTTTTTTGCTTGTAAAATCTTTTTTTATGATTATTATTTACTTATGGGATTTTCCCATGTAGTATTAAATTATTAATTACAGGAGTAAAGAATGACAAAATTATATATCGCATACGGTAGCAACTTAAATCTTAGCCAGATGGCTTTTCGTTGTCCTAATGCAAAACAGTTAGGTAGTTTATATATTCCAAATTGGAAGTTAGTATTTCGTGGTGTTGCAGACATTCAACCGTCAACCAATAATCATGATATGTTACCCGTGGGTTTATGGGAGATTACAGAAGAATGTGAGCAGGCATTAGACTTGTATGAGGGTTTTCCAAACTTATATGGCAAAATAGAGATTATGGGTATGATGACATATACTATGAACAGAACAAGTTTTGCTCCACCGTCAAGGGCATATTTTCAATCTATTCTTGAGGGTTACAAAGACTTTGGTTTAGACACTGCTCATTTATACAATTCTTTGGGTTGGTCGCATTGCCACCATGTACATACTAATATTATTCAAGATAGACCAAGTAATAGTGGTTATAGATTGAAGTATTTTAGTGGTAATAAAAAGTAATTTTTTTTACTTGCAATATGAATTATAATACATATTATTATTATAAAGGAGTTATGAATATGAAGAATAAAATTATTAAAGAGATAGAAAAAGGTACTCGCATTGATCTTATAGTTAGTATGTTTTTGAGTAAAAGAGTTGATTATGATGACATACTTAAAATTATTCGTGATTATAAATGGGAGCAATTTAGACGATATGGCAGGAGATTTTAATGAGCAAAGAATATTATAATAGACAATTACAAAAATTGGTAAATTCTGAATATGGTTTTACAATTAAAATTATGGATAGTGAGAATAATTCTACTCATAGTTGGACTGTAAATAAAGAAAGTCATAAAGATATTATGAATGAGTTAAAAAAGTTTTTTAATAATAACTTTTATGAATATGTTGGAGATACTGATGAATAATATTAGACATATTATTG